AGCGGTGCCGGTCGTGTTGATTGCGTTAAGGGAAGTGGGTTGGTGGCCTTGAATAAAACCGTTTTGCGAAACGACCGGGCCGGAGAACGTAGTACGTGCCATGATTCCTCACATGCGAGTTAATTGAGGGCGCTCTGTCTGCATGTCGTCAGCCGGGACTGTCAGAAACGCCGGGAACCCCGGGATGTGGCCAATATACAGGAAAAAGAAAAGGGGCACAAGGCCCCTTTTCTAGGTTTTCATCAGGTCGAGCCCGACGAACCCCACATACCCAGCGGGTCAGACCAGCCGAACGAATAACGCTCGCGGGCCTTGTAACGGACGTTGCCGGTATCAAAGTCACCGTCCATCGAGTTCTGCAACGGAGTACGCACGAAGTGCTTCATGCCGTTGGGAACGTCCGTGGTCAGGAACCAAGCGTTCGGGTCAGTCAGGAAGTGGTTGACCGTGTAACCCTCAGGGATTGCGCCCATCTGCTTGATAGCGTTGATATCGTTATCAGCAGTTGCGACCCGCAGTTCGGTGTCAAGCAGGCGCTTGGCGGTGAACATCAGGGCCGGGGGAACAATCATCTTCTTGGGTTTGGCAGCGATCAGCAGGCCACGCTCGTCGGTCCAAGCGGCGATCTGAATAACGGCGGCTTCCAGGGAAGTCTCGTTCAGGTCAACTTGGGTGCCGGGAGTGTTGCTGTTCACACCACCGGAAACCAGCGGGTGATTTGCATTGAACAGGGAGACGCCATCACCACCGGGGTAGGTGTTGGAGAAGCCGTTGTTCAGCACAGCAGCAGCCTTGACTTGCTTGGTGTACGCCATAGCGCGGGCCAGAGCCTTGGTGTAACGAGCAGACAGGCTGTCGTACAGGTTGTCCTCAATCGCCTCTTCGGTGATCGAGAAACCCAGGGCAATGGTTTCGTGCGTATAGCGGGTGCTCCAAGCCTCTTGCGCGTTGTCATAGGCAATCGCACTGCCCTCGTTCTTCACCGGAGCGGCGGAGAAGCCAGACAGCTTGGTTTCCTCTTCAAACGAACGCTCGGAAGTCTCGGTTTCGTAGATTTCCTTGTGCTCTTCGCCGTAGCGAGCGTACTCCATACCGAACAGGGCGTTCAGACCGGGGAGCAGCTCTTTCAGCAGTTGTGCGCGTGAAATAGCCATGATTAATTACTCCTTCGATTAGACGCCAACAGGGTTGAGGTACTGATGACCGCCGGTCACAGTGCTGGTGGTGACGAAGGTGCCAGCAGACGGCTCAGTGGTGGCAGAAACCACGTACGGAGCATTCCACTTGCAAATCACTTCGACAAAGTTACCAGCCGAGTTGGCAGTATCGGGAACCACATCAATGATGCGGATAGGCAACGATGCGGTGCCGGTACTGCCCGTGGTGTACACCCCAATACGGCTGTCGCCAGTAGAGGTCAAACCAGCGTTCTGAACCAGTTCAGCGTTCGTGCCAATTACGCTGATCCCCAGATAGGTGGGGGTCAAGCCGTTGCCGCCTTCGGTCTGGCCAGCAACCAGAACGGCCTTGAACAGGACGTCCGGGTCATCCTGCACGTATGCAGTGATGGTGGTGCCGGTCGGTGCAGCGTACCCGGTGGGGTAGTACTGCGCGAAGATGGTCTGGCCTTGCGCGTTAACGTAAGAACAGCCTTGGAAGATACCAACGGGCGTGGCGGTTGCCTGCCCAGTATCTTTTTCGAGATAGCCCGTCGAAACAAGCTTCACCACATCTCCATAAAAGATGTTACCAGCGAACCCAGCGGGGTCGATCTGATACTGGCGAGTTTGTCCGGCGAACACCTGACCACCGATCAAATTGATCGGCTTCAAGCCATACGGCTTGTCAACGGTGGGATAAGCCATTTAAGACTCCTAAATTTAAGAACCAGAACCGAAAGTGACCTTGGAGCTTCGTTCAGTGAATTTCTGCATCCGAGGATCATTTTCACGAAGGAAACTGTTGTCCACCGAATCAATCTGGGCTTTGTTCTGGCGTTCGTAATGTTGCATACGCTGCTCCAGAAACTCAGTTGGAATACGGCAGAGCAACAAACCACCCACTTCGATACCGCCTTTGAAGCGGCCCTCAGTAGCGGCGTGCATCATGAGTTCAGGATAGTCCTCTGCTTTGCAGGGTTCATATCCCTCTCGCAACTTACTAGAGATATTGCCGGGATCGGCAGTACCCAAGGTACTCAACCGAATGTACCGATGCTTCCAGCCCGGACGATCATCCGGATGGGGAAGGATTTCCGGGGCACGCCACGCCTGAGGGCGCATAGTGGCCGTACGGGTCTCCATTGCACGGGACAAACGATTTTGGCGGGTTTGAGCCGCTGCTTGGTCTTGCTGTTCCATCATTCACCTCTATTAAGTAAAGCAACCTGTTTAGCGTACTGTTCCAAAGGAACCCCAAGGCGACGAGCTATGTTCGCTTCGGATGCCTTCAGTCGAACACGACTAGGCGATGAACTGCGGGAGGCCGGGGCCACCACAGTCGCGGGTTTTGAAGCACGGCGCGGAGGTTCATCATCGTCCTCCTGTACCGGGGCTGACCTTTTTTGCGGAGGCGGGTCATCTTCCTCTTGGCTCTGAGTTTCAAAGTACTCAGGAAATCTTTTGCGCATAGTACGGTCAACGGTCTTAAAGTACTCTTCCGTACCTACATATTCCACACCATACTCCCGCTGCAACTTCTTGTCAATACCCATTGCAGCCATTGTCATTTCTTCATCAGCGCCAAACCAGTCGCTGTTAGCGTCAACCCAACGCTTGGTACGGGGGCTGACCTTGGGGGCGGCGGATTCCACTTTCGCGGGTTTGAACTCTTCTTTGTCCTCAAGCTCAATTGGCCTAAGTGTTTCGGCCTTGTCCAACTTCACAGTGGCTTTGGCAATTGCCTCCTGAGCCGTGACGATTGCGTCAGCATCGCCAGCCTCATACGCCTTGCGGTACTTATCCTTGGCCGACTCAAGTTCTACTTGTGCAGCACCTTTGGAGGTCTCAATATACGCCTTGCTCCCGGTGGAAAGCTGCTCCTTCAGGCGTTTGTTCTCTTCATACACCTGTTTGGCAAACTGCTCCGCAGCCTCACGCTCCCGTAGGGCTTCCTCTTTGGCCCGACGCTCATCGTGGTACCCACGGGTGAACTTCTTGATTCGGGACTGGACTTTCTCGTCATAAGACGCCAACTCATCTTCAGTTGGCTCCTCAACGGGCTCTTTCATGGGTTTACGCCCACGGTCAGCCGGAGGAGTATCGTCTTCAATCTCGATCTTCATCTCAGACTCATCGGCTTTGTCAGCCTTAAATTTTTTCTTTTGTCCCGCCTCATCGGGGAACTCAAACTCGTCAAATTGTTGCGTTGCCATCTGTTACTCCTTACGCAGCGCGGGTAATCCCACGCGGGTCTTCTACAACGGCTTCGACCGACTCATCATTGATGATGCGGAACTCTCGGCCATGAATCTTCAGGCGGGTGCCTGAATTGGGGCGGACGATGACAAAGTCACCTTCCTTGCACGACGGTCCAGTGGGGAACCGAGTTTTGTCTTTGTAGCAGTCAGGTCCGAGCTTGACCACAAACAACACGGGGGTCAGGACCTCCTCGTAGTGCATGGTCTTGGAATCCTTAAGCAGACCAACTTCACTGTCCGCATACTCCTCCATCGCCTCCGGAACAACACACAACATGTGATATGTCTTCGGGTCAGGAAGTTGTTTGGCCTTCTCCTCTGCACTCTTATTCAGAATACCGGAGAGGTCTACGGCAGCCACATCAAATTCACTCATTCGTCATCCTTTGCACGAGGTCCTCAATCACATGATCTGCGTAGTTAAGACCCCGGATCACTCCACAGACTTTTTTGTACTCGTCGTACGTGTCGGCACGGCTGGCTGCAAGAAAGGCAACTTGCTCCTGCCGGTACTTATCAATTTCTTTCTGCACGAGCGCAAGCGCTCGGATTTCATCCTGCATTACTGTTTACTCCTCTCGGGTTGGCGTTGCGGGCGACTCATCTGTGCTCGATCTTTGGCAATCTGGACACCGAGTTTGGCCCCTTCAAGCTCGATATTCTTATTGAGCTTGTCTTTTGCGGCGGCTGCATTGGCAGCAACCTGCATGGCTGCGATCTCTTTCTGCGCCTCAATACGGGCTTTCTCAATCTCAATCTGATCGGCCTTGGCTGCGGCATCGGTAGCCTGCTTCTGCGCTTTGAGTTCAAGGTCCTTCATCTTCAACTGCAACTCCTGCATCTGCATCTGGACCACCGGGTCCTGCATCTGCTGTTGGGCTGCGGCCTGCTGGGCCTCCTGCTGATCACGCTGGAGCAACTGCTGTGACGCTTGCGCTGCTTTGATGGCAATCTGATCGGCCATCTCCGGGGGCACCTGCTTATTGGCCTCCTCACCGGGCAGCACCATACCCATCGCCTCTTCAATCTGGCGGCGGTACTCCATCGCAACGTGCTCATTGATGTGCGCCATCGTGGCAGCGTAAATCTGCTGCGCCATCGGGTTGCCCTGGATGATCTGCTGAATCTTGGGGTTCTGCACCGCAGCCATGTGGACCTGAATGTGCGCCTGATGGTTCTGCTCAATGAACGCCTTGACCGGCTTGTTGGTCAGCAGGTTCTGGTTCTCAGTGATGGGGTCCGTCGGCACCAAGTCATCTTCAATAGGCACGAGCTTGGCTGCGTTCTTGATACCGAGTACCTCAATCATCTGGCGATGGAGCAGCGGCATGTTGTAAAGCTGCGGCGAACCCTGCGCAAGCTGGAAAACCGCTTGATACTGCACGATCTTCTGGGCCATCGTGGCGGCGTTGGGGTCGCTCACCGGGATGACATCGACCATGTCGTAGTCGGACTTCTTGGCCTTGCGGGA